AAACTGTGAACCCTAGTAGCGGTGCTTCTGGGTGGTTTCAGCATTTGCCTAAGTTCTGGGAGGAACGCACCCGTAAAGCGGGCGTACAGGGGGCTGATATTTTAGACCCCGAATCTAATGTTCTTGTTGCTGCGTGGCTCTTGTATGAGACACCGCAGGAGGAGGGGCATTGGGCTGAGTCCCAACACTGTTGGGGAGAAAGGAGTCCGTAATGGACATAGAAACAGAAGAAACAGAAGAAACAGAAATGGAATACTTTGAGGTTGAGTACTGGCAGAACACCAAGTACTGGGTCAGAGTTGAGGCTGTGGACGAGGAGGAAGCAGAAGATTTGGTTAATTGTTGGGATACTACGAGAGTAGATTTTGATGATGCCACACCGATTGATGCTGACTGCCCTGAGAATGTGAGGGTAATATAGTGGTAGTAACAAACTATGAGGGTCACCGCATTGAGGTTCATCAACTGAAGTGTGACTGCCCTTGTTTTTTAGGGGCGTCTTGCAAGCCTGATGCACAGCATACTATTTATGTTGCTGATTTGCGTGTGGCTGTGAACAAAACTTTATCTGATACTTTAGATGAACTAATGCAGGGCGTTGATGAAATTAATTCTATTGATAGTATGTTTTAAGGAGACAACATAATGAATAATTTAGAAAAACGACAATCGTTCTTTAGTCCCACACTAGAGGTGGGACATATCATCTACTATAAAACGTTCTTTGACAACGAACGTAGAGTCCGTGTGACTGGTGTAGCAGATGAGAAGAATGGACAAAAGGTTTTTATCGGCGTTGAAACAAGCGACGGTAGAAAAGTCTGGGGCTATCAAGACCAGATTACAAAGAACTTGGGACACGAGTTCCAAGAAGAAAAATAAGGAGAAACAATGGATAACATTAGTTACCAAAACGGTGACCAGATGATGTCTGATAGTAACTTCTCAGATCCGGCAAGCGTCAGCGTTGTATGCGCTGAAGCGTACTTCCCTGTGGAGTACCTGCCTTGCTCGTTTGAGTGGAGTTATGATGACCCAACTTATGGGCCTAGACTGATGTCTGAGACACCTAGATATGAATCAGGTAAGTACAAGGGTGAACCGTTGCACGTTTACGTAGCACGGATGGATACTCCCCTGCCAACGGTGTTGGGTATCCACTCATCTAAGTATGACCGTAGTCAAGACGGGTACTCAACCGTGTTGGATCAGGCAGAGATGCTGTTTCCTAACTCGGCTGACATGTGTACCCTGTTCGGTAAGGGCGAACGTCTGGTGTTCACTCAGAATTTGGGTGACGAAGTTGACCTAGGTAACGGCGATGTTTTACAACCTCGCCTTGTCTGGACATCATCGCTCAATGGAGCGTGGGCTACAAGCGTACGATCCATGATGCACAGGCTATCATGCACTAATCAACTGATGGGAACACAACCCTTGTGGAAGGTGCGACGTACCGCTAATCATTCTGATTTGGTGGAGGCTCGCGCTCAGATTCTTGCTAACCAGATAGCGCACGCTGAGGCGTATGCTACGCAAGCGAAAATCTTAGCATCACAGGAGTTCACTGACCAAGAGTTCAGAAGTATGGTAGAGGCGCTTGTTCCTGACCGTTCTAGCCAAGACATCTCTGAGAGGGCGTTAGATAATGACCTCGCTAAGAGAGGTATCATGATGCTGAAGTGGAGTCAGGAGAAGGAAGAGTTTGGTGCTGGGTCGCATTTGACGGGCAGTAAATGGCTGGCTTACAATGCGATTCAAGGTGCTGAACAGCATTACATAAATCAGAACTGGAAGTATGACCCTGACAAGGCTCTTGCTAAAGCAGTGGAAGGTAAAACACCTTTCGCTGATAAGACATGGGAGATTCTTGTCAATGAATCAGTCATCGTCTAGACCTGATTTCAGTCAAGCCGCCTGCAAAGGAGTAGACACTCATTTGTTTTACCCTGATGTTGATTCAGAGGGCAGAGGCAAGAAGATGAAGTTGAAAGAACCTATCAAATTCTGTGCTATCTGTCCGATACAAATGGACTGTCTAATCTACGCCTGCGAAGCCGAAGAGTTTTGGGGCGTTTGGGGTGGCGTGTCTGAGAGAAGAAGAAGAAAGTTGGCACAAACCAAAGAGTACCATCTTTGGTTCGCTAGAGATTGTCAAGTCTGTGGCGAAAAGTTTATGCCGACTTCACAGAAACAATTCAACTGTGGGCCTAAATGTTTTCAGGTCCATCATAGAGAACAAGCCAAACTTAAGAAAAGGAAAGAGAGAGCAAAAAATGGCTAAAGTATTATCAGAGTTCCCGCATGAAAATGCAGCAGGTAGACCATCGGTGTACCCGTGGGACCAATGGTTAGATGGTCAACCTTGGATGTTGACCATCGGAGAGGACTACAAGACCACAACCAGACAATTTAGAGGGGCTGCGGAAGCGGCTGCTCGGAGGAAAGGTTTGTGGATACGTGGTGCTGTTCAACAAAATGGAATAGTAATTCAAGCATACACAAAAGAAGGGAGAGTTCCCCTGACCTAAGGGTGACTTGACATGTATGATAACCTATTTGTAGGCGTATTTGTGGGGCGGAGAGTTTTTAATAATCTCCTTACTCCTCCGCCTCACAACAATTTAAGGAGACACAATGGATACAGAAGATAGATTAAAGAGACTGGAAGAATTAGTCTCACCAGAAGATCAAGAAGGGGACATAACGGATGCCGTTATGAACCTTTATGGGAACTTTGTACATAGTTTAATATGGACCGGAGATTTCCTATTTGATCTGATAAATAGTTTGAACGGATTAATGACAAAAATTGCGACATTAATACCCGAAGAAGTATTACAACAAATCAAACAAATGGAGGACGAAGAACGTGCAGACGTTCTACGACTCGTGCCAGATGAGGAATCCACGGAAGGGTTAACCCCCTCGCCCTGATGTGATCCTATTAACCCCACCCCCCTTTAGGGGGGGGTGGGGTTAAACACCAGAAAAAAATAAACGGTGCCGGGCACCGTGTAAAAAATAAGGAGAGCAAATGAAAACAGAAGATGGGCGGATACTACTCCGACAGTCATGGTTGGGATCTTTAGCGATGTGTCCCGAACGGGCCAGACAAGACATGTTAGGCATCGCTGAGAACACCGAGTCAACATCAACGATGATTGGGACATCTGTGCATTATGGCATAGAGCAATGCCTTACAGAAGTGCTGATGACTGGAGAACCATTGTCGCAACCCGACACTGAACTAGCGTCTATGATGTGGTGGCGTGAACACTACGACGAGATAGTCCGCTGGAATCACGACATCACAGAGTGTGAAGATATTATTATTAAAAACACTAAAGCGTGGTGGCAGGAAGTACGACCCGAAGTTAAACCAATCGCTGTTGAGGAACACTTTGAGGTTCCTTTAACAAAGACCGATAAGGGTACTGAGATCTGGTTACAGGGAACGATTGATTGTGTTCAAGAGTTTCCGAACGCCATACTTGATTGGAAAAATCCGGGTCGTAAACCATCCAACGGATGGGAACTGAAACGCTGGTCTGTTCAAGCAGCAGCGTATTCCTATGCGGTCAAACAAACGTACAGTCCCGGACGGCATGTACCGTTTGAATTTATTTATTTAGTTAAGGGCAAAGTACATCGTCAAGAAGTGGACTTTGGACCGGCGGAATGGGATAGTTTGGTTGCTCTTGCCCATTCTGCTGGAACCCTTATTGAAGCAGAACTCCCCGTATGGCCACTCAATATGACAGGCTGGCACTGTGCACCTAAATGGTGCGGTGCATGGAAAACCTGTCGGGGGCAATATGCGGGACCAGATCCCTTTAACCAAGAATAGAAAAGGAGAACAGGGAATGACAGAAAAAAATAATGAAAACAGTTTCACTGTGTTTCGTAGGCAGGTCATCCAAACGGGTGACTATGAACCTGCTGAAGCGTCATGCAGCGTTTCTATATCCATTGATGCTGATGCATCACAGGAGGAAGTAGCAGAAGAGATCGCTAAGTGGGGAACCACTTTAGAGATCGCTAACTACGAAGCACTAGGTGTAGGTTATGAACTTACAGAACAGGGTGTGAGACTGTTAGAAAAAAGTGTTCGGTCAAGTACACCGGATGCTCCCGTGGCCCAACAAACCACGGGGAATAAATCCTATGGTAATGCCAACTCCTCCAAAGGAGGATCTTTACAAGAGGTCTGGCGTGACTTGATGGATAACCAAACCATGTGGTGGCCACCAAATTGGCAGGATAAATTGAATCCTGACAAAGATGTGAACGCCAATGGTCCTGACTATAAGCGTAAAGCAGATGGTAAAGGCGTATGGCTTTCCAAAAAGGATGGCACTCCGCTAATTCCTGACTGGTTTGTGTGTCCCTTCACTGGGAAAGACGCAGCCGCTCTTAAGGAAGTAGCAAGAGAGGTCCGCTCCTAATGGAAGTAGTCCTGCACTCGCAGGACGAAGTAGCCTCCCGACTCGCAGCCGCTCAAGAAGCGGTTGCGACGGGGGGTAGCCCATCTGAACCTCTGGAAGCGTCTGAGAATGGCTCTGTGGCCGTCTCAGAGGACTCTGGAAGTAAGAAGCCACTTCGTTTTGCGTTAACATCAGCAGTCGTAGAGAACCTTATAGGTTTTATACGCAACCCATCAGAACGCTGGTACCTAGGATTCTCCGAAATAGACATAGCGACCCGTGGCATAGGCCGCGGAGAAGTGTTGCTGGTAGTTGGCCGGAGTCACACAGGCAAGTCACAAGTGCTGTTAAACAGCATCGTGACAAACCTAGTAAACGACCCCGAAGCCCACGTTGTCATATTTTCAATGGACGAACCAAGAGAACTAGTCGTAATGAAATTGTTCTGCCTACTACAAGGCAGGTCATCGTCAGAAGTAGAGGAAGCAATTAAGGCTGGAGATCAAGACACACTGTCTGACCTTGAGCGTGCAGCCACACAAGAGTTATCTCGTGTGGCGATCATTGACGAATCTATGACTCTTGAATCTATGTCAGCAGCGATGGATGAAGCAAGAGCATGGTGGGGTAAGAACCCATCGTTCTGCATGATTGACTATCTAGAACTGTTGCCCGGTGGAGAAGCCGACGCATCAGGGGTCACAGCCAAAGCACAGGCAGTTAAACGTTGGGCGAAAACCCAACGTGTGCCGATTGCTTTAGTTCACCAAGCCGGACGAACAGCAGGGAACCGAGGTCAAGCCGCCGGTATCCACGCTGGACGATACGGTGGCGAACAAGAAGCCATCTTTGTGCTAGAGGTGTACCGAAAGAAAGATGCACCAGATCTCACGGATTGGGAAACCAGATACCATGAGAACAGTATCCAAATGAACTTGTGTAAAAATAAACGCACCGCCCGTTTAGGAGACTACGCATACTATCTTGACCCGCAATGCGGACACATCCATCCATACTGGGATGAACTAATCCCTGATGGAGGTGACCATCCCAATGGATAGCACCGTAGAACGATTCGTTGAATTGTTTAGGGGCGGGCGAATAGCCATAGACAACTACAATGACAGTAAGGGGTTTAGACCGTGGGAATCAGACACAGGAGAACCGAAAGAAGCAACAGGTGAAACTTTCTATCAAGCAGTATTAACACACTTTGGGAACTACAAAACTCCTATTGGTGTGTACCCGCTGAAGAAGGAAGAAGATCGCTACGTTGTCTACTGGGGCTGTGTAGATTGGGATGAAGGAGAAGAAGAATCCCTCATCCACGCCACCAACGTACAAACCTTACTCTGGCAACTAGACATACCCTCATGGGTGGAAAGGTCACGCTCAAAAGGATACCACTTGTGGGTATTCTTTACTGAAGCGGTGCCAGCAGTAGATGTACGCAACGGTTTAATCGCTGCCTGTAAAATTGTAGACGCTCCTATCAAAGAAGTGAATCCTAAACAAACAGTGTTAAGCGGTAAAGGCTGGGGTAACGGAGTACGTTTACCGTACCCGTCTAAAGTAGACGCACAAGGAACTATCCCGACACGAACAGGAAGGAACGTTGTTCTTGACCCCGAAGGTGAAGGAGATCTTTCTTGTTCAGAGTTCTGCCGGATGGCACACGAAACTCGTGTGACACCGGAAGATTGGGAACCAGTCCTAGCGCTATATGTTAAACCTAAACCAGCGCCGATACCTAAAGTCAATCCGTTCCTGTCTACATCCAACATGCGTGGATTAGCAGGAGCCATTAGGCGAAACGGCCCACGCATAACAAGTAAAAACCCACACGGAGACAGGTCAGGTACTTTGTTCTCTCTTGCTTGCGCCATGCATAAACAAGGATTTGGATCAGCCGACATAATGACTGAACTGGAATCCGCCGACAGAGATTGGGGAGGCAAGTTTGCCAACCGACCAGATGGCAGAAAACGTTTGTGGGAAACTGTAGTTCGTGCCCAACGGTCAGTGAGAGGAATGGAAGAATGACTAAAGCGCACACAGTAATAATAAACCGCAGACCGAAAGTAAAAGCACGACCTCGTTGGACAAAAAAAGGGCATGGGTTTACTCCCAAGACAACGATGGAAGCAGAAGATTATGTGAAACAGGCGTGGGAAGAACAAGTAGGAGAAACTTTAGATTGTCCTGTGGAAATAACTTTACGCTATTCCCCCACAGAGACAGTCTTAACTGTGCTAGAGTCTCCTCATGACGCTAAAACGTTACGAGGGGACTTAGACAACTATGTCAAATTAACTTTAGATGCTCTAAACAAAGTCGCATGGGTGGACGACAAACAAGTCGTCCGCATATCGGCAGTAAAGGTAGATGCAAATGACAGTACGGATTGAATTAGAACCGTGGGAATATGAGCACGCTAGCCAAGTAGGTATCCGGCGTTACGCTGAGAACTGGGGCAAAGCAGATGCCAAGCATTACGATCATTTCCGCATGGAAGATAACCGCACAGCACAAGTAGCAGCAGCAGTTTGCGAACTCGCTGTAGCAAAAGCAATCAACCAATACTGGGGTGGTCACGTTTGGTCAGGTAGTAAACACAAACAATACAAAGACCTGCCAGATGTGGGAACCAACATAGAAGTTAGACGGATACGCACCAGCCCCGATGCGGCTGTGCGTAAACGTCAATTAGGTAAAGGGCTTATCCTTTTCGTAGCGCAACCAGAACCACCGGAACTACGCAGCATAGATATTTTAGGCTGGATAGATCACGATGAAGCGTGGGAAAAAGGAAAACCGTCAAGTTATGCGCCAGACTCCACAAGGAATATCGCATCAACTCTGTTAAAAAGCGTCACAGAATTTGAGGGATATAACAAAAATGGACAATGGCAAGAAGAAAAGACCTAGTAAAAAACTTTACAGACGAAGAATTATCAACAGCCGGAGCGAAAACACACCGCTATGAAACAGAGTTAGAACAACTCATGGTGCTTGCACCCGGCGACCAACCTTTAATCAGCACCATAGAAGCAACCTCCGATCTTAAAGAAGCAGTCGGAGAAGCAATAGATAACCTACCTGAAGAAGATAGATTCATATTCAACCTAATATTCGTAGCGAATCTCTCCTTACGGGTCACAGGAAAGATAGTCAACATACCTAAAACATCTCTAGCACGACGCAGAGACAAGATCAGGCGCAGACTCATGTTAGACCTAAGCCAAGATAAAAGAGTTCAGAGATGGATGTACAGAGACTTTTAATAATCCTCTAAAGAATCCATAATGTGGCGAATCATCCCCATCAAAGAACCAGCCCACATTGCAAACGTGGCTGTAGCCTCTTCAACCCCATCCAACCCTGCATAGTAAGCGGCTAATAAACCGTCAGCCTCATCTGGATCAAAGACAAGAAGTAAGCCAAGTTCACCATCCTGAGTGAACTTGGCGTGAACCCCATCTCTAGTATCAAACAAGTGAGATTCGGTGGCTAAATCTTTGAAGATTTCCTCACCGAGATACGAGTATTCCTCGCACCATTCATCCCATTGTTTATCCATTAATCAACCAGAGAAGCAGAACCCTTGGTTCCAGCCAAACGTGCAGCAGCAGCACCTTTCAAAACTGAAAGAGCAGCAGACACGCCAGCCATAACAATCATTTTCCATTGGTCTACACCAAGGTCAAGGAAAGCGTTAGTACCCATAGCACCAACAGCGGCTTGAACAAATGTTGCCCCTGTTCTCTCAGCGAGATCTTTATAATCCATTATTTCTTCTTTCTTTTTCTTGCTTTAGCAGCAGCGGCTTTACCCTTAGCGGTGTAAGGATATTTTTTTCCAGCAACTCTTGGCATTTTTCCTCCTGTTTACCATTTCGTTTTATTAGCCCAATACGCAGCAGACATTTTTCCTTTAGAAATGTTCTTCGCATGACGAGCCTTAAACGATTTTTTTCTTGCTTTTTCTTTAGCGGATGTAGGATTTTTACCTGCACCCTTAACTCCCTGTTGTCCAAAACGAATTGTTTTAATTTGATCGCCTTCTTTAGCGACTACAACATGAGACTTTGTGGCATGATTAGGTGTGCGTTTAGGTTTGTTATACCCAGAAACGCCTGCTCTTGCTAACCGTGGATCTTTTTTAGCAGCCATAAATACTCCTAGTTAATTAAGGCATCCCAAGTAGCAGGACCGACAATCCCGTCTACTTTAAGTTTTTTACCTGTGTTAATAGATTCTGAGTCTTGGAATTTCATAACGGCAGCCTTTGTGCCTGAACCAAAAATCCCATCCACCCCTGCACCTTTACGAGAACGACTCTTATTTCGTGCTGTGTTAAATCCCTCTTGTTCTAAGTAAAT